TGTTCAAATAAGAGATACCTAAATGCCCACCATATACAAAAGTGGGCTTCAGCTTCTACCTTGAGATATGATATTGATAATGGGATTACTCTATGTAGATTTTGCCACAAAAAAGTCACGGGGCATGAACAACATTATCAAGGTTTATTTCAAAGTATAGTGAGAAAAAATAATGGGTAAATACAAAAAAGCGCCGAACTACACAGTAGTTAGAGACTCTAGAGAGCAAAGGGGCTACTTCTTTAAGAAGTTTAATACCTGCAATGGAACTGTGCAAAAAAAACTTGACACAGGCGATTATTCTATACTAGGTCTAGAAGATAAAGTTTGTATAGAAAGAAAAGCCAGCGTATCAGAGATAGCAATGAATCTTGGGAAAGAAAAGTATGCATTTTATAACGAAATAGAAAGAATGAGGGAATACGAACATAAATACATTATATGCGAATTCTCAATGGAAGATGTTTTAAAATTCCCACAAGGCGCAAATATACCAAGAGAACTAAGAGATAAAGTTAAAATCACAGGAAAATACATACTCAGATGCTTAATGGAGTTTTCCGTATTTAATAATGTCCACGTAATATTCGCAGGCTCAGAAACTGGTGCTTTTCACTTGACTAGCAGTCTGCTTAAAAGAATTAACGAAAAGTACACCATAGGGCAAAAATCATGACTGCAAACAGAGATCTCATATCAGAGATACACATGTATGGAATTGATGTAAAAAATAGGGAAATATATATAAATGAATTTGACGACTCAGGAGAAAAAGCGGGTGTTGACCACCGTATGCTTCAAACATTCTACAAAAACATAAACTTCTTAAAAAATCAAAGCAAAGAACCTATAACAATACACATGCAGACAGTTGGTGGCTGCTGGTATTCTGGAATGGGTATATACGACGCCATAAAAAACTGTAAATGTAGAACAACCTTCATAGCTTATGGGCAGCTATGCTCTATGGGTACTGTGATAATACAGGCTGCTAGAAGAAGGTTTATAACACCTAATTCTATATTCATGTGTCACTTTGGCTCAACAGACCTGTCTGGCGACTATTTAAGTTCTCAGAATTATTCAGCCGTAGACAAAATAAATGCAGATAAAATGATAACAATATATGCAGAGCAATGCTGCAAATTCGGGGAGTTCTTTCTAGAAAGAGAGTACAACCTTTCTAAAACTAAATCATTCATAAAAAGAAAGATGAAAGACGGAGACTGGTACATGAACGCTGAAGAAGCGGTATACTATGGATTCGTAGACGGGATATATAAATGAACAGAAAATTAAAACAAATAGATGAAGCTTGGCTTAAAATAGATGTAAATGATAAAGATCTATTTAATCCTATGGATATACTAAAGACATCAGATGATGATTTCCATTTAAAATTATCATGGTTAATGACAAGGCCAGAGTATTTTTCCTTCTTAGTAAAGCAAATATTCAACATACAGATATTACCATCCCAAGCCCTCATACTCAATGAGCTATGGAATAGAAAATTCCCCATGCTTATAGCAAGTCGAGGTTTCGGTAAGTCTTTCATGCTATCACTTTACTCCATGCTAAGAGCGCTACTAATACCAAATCGTAAAGTCGTAGTAGTTGGAGCTGCATTTAGACAGTCTAAAGTTCTGTTTGAGTACATGGAAACCATTTGGAATAATTCACCTATTTTGAGGGATATCTGTGACAGTAATAGTGGACCACGTAGAGATGTTGACCGTTGTGTTATGCGTATTAATGATTCAAGGGTCACTTGCTTACCACTTGGTGATGGACAGAAAATTAGAGGACAAAGAGCTAATGATATTATCAGTGATGAGTTTGCTTCTATTCCTCGTGATATTTTTGAAACTGTCGTTGCCGGTTTTGCTGCTGTTAGTTCAGACCCAGTAGAAAATGTAAAGCGATTAGCATCCGAGAAAAAGGCGCAAGAACTTGGTATAAACATAAAAGAAAAAGATGAAAATGAACTAGAAAACAAAGATAATCAAATTATATTAAGCGGAACTGCTTATTATGATTTTAACCATTTTTCAGATTACTGGAAAAGATGGAAATCCATTATTAGAAGTAAAGGCGAAACAAGTAAACTAAGAGACATATTCGGTGGTGATGACCCTCCAGAAAATTTTGACTGGAAGGAATATTCTATCATGAGAATACCATATGAATTATTACCAGATGGCTTCATGGATTCCTCACAGGTCGCTAGATCTAAAGCAACTGTTCACGCTGGTATTTATCAAATGGAGTTTGGGGCGGTGTTTACGCGCGACTCAGAGGGCTTCTTTAAAAGATCCTTAATAGAATCCTGCGTAGCAAATGAAAAAGATCCAATCAAAGATAGTAAAGGCAATGAAGTAATATTTGAAGCAAAATTAATAGGAGATAAAAACAAACAATATGTTTTTGGTGTTGACCCCGCGTCCGAGGTTGATAATTTTAGCATTATTGTTTTAGAGTTAAATAGTGACCATAGAAGAATTGTTCATTGCTGGACAACCAACAGATCTGAACATAAGGAGAAAGTTAAAAGAGGCTACTCCACAGAGACTGATTTTTATTCATATTGCGCTCGAAAAATACGAGACTTAATGAAATTATTCCCTTGTGTACACATAGCTATGGACGCTCAGGGTGGCGGCATTGCGGTCATGGAGTCCTTACACGATAAAGACAAATTACAAGATGGAGAAATAGAAATATGGCCCGTTATTGATGAAGATAAACCTAAAGATACGGACGACCAAAGAGGGCTTCATATTCTTGAGATGTGTCAATTTGCAAAGTATGACTGGTTAGCAGAAGCTAATCACGGTCTAAGAAAAGACTTAGAAGACAAGGTTATTATATTCCCTAAGTTTGACTCCATAACACTTGGTATATCAAATGTCGAAGATGGCATGAAGGGTAGGATGTACGATACGTTAGAGGAGTGCGTTATGGATATAGAAGAACTTAAAGATGAATTATCTATGATACAAATGACACAAACTTCTAACGGCAGAGACAGGTGGGATACGCCAGAAGTCGTTGTAGCCGCTGGAAAAAAGAGTAAAATGCGAAAAGACCGTTACTCATCTTTAATTATGGCAAACATGGCGGCTAGAATTATAGCGCGAACACCAGAGCAAGAAGCTTATCAATTCTTTGGTGGCTTTGCTTCATCATTACCCTCAGATTCTAAACAAAAAAATAAAAGCACTATGTTCTCTGGTCCTAATTGGTTCACGGATAATATGAAAGATATTTACTAATCTGTGTATAATAAGATAACAATTGAATACCATTCCAATTACTATCAAGGGCTAACATGAACGAAGAAAGATCTTTAATCACTTGGAACGATTCTGACGCCTCAAGCAAGGCTATGGCTTTTCAACAATTTGCAGAGGCAGGCCAAAACTATGCCGGTGTAACCAAGGGTAGTCATTATAGAGACTTCCGAGATATTGAGACAAATAAAAGCGTTAGGCCCGGATTCACCAATAATGATTACTATGCTTTTCGTCCAGATGAAAAAGTTCCTCACAAGCAAAAGCGCATTATTAAAATGTGCATGGATGCATACGATAAGGTTGGTGTAATTAGAAATGTTATCGACCTAATGGGTGATTTTACATGCCAAGGTATAAATATTGTCCACGAAAATAAAAGTGTAGAAAAATTTTATCAGCAATGGTTTAAAAAATGCTCTGGCAAAGAAAGATCAGAAAGATTTTCTAATTTATTATATAGATCTGGTCAAGTCATAGCTTACCGTAGCTATGCAAATATAACTCCAGAGATTGTTAAATATATCAAGTCTATGGGCCAAGACATAACTGTAGAAGTTCCTAATTTTGAGAAAAATCAAGTTCCTTGGAGATATAATTTCTTTAACCCACTATCCGTAGACATAAAAGATAGTCAACTCAACCTATTTATAGGTAGAAACAGGTTTGAAATTCGCACACATTCTTTATTAGATAATTTTAAAGATGGTTCAATACCTGCCCACGTCTTAGAAACTCTTCCTCCAGAGCTTAAACAAAAGATTCAACAGGGGCAAAGAAGCGTTGAGCTTGATCCAGAAAGAGTATCCGTATTTTACTATAAAAAAGACGATTGGACAAACTGGGCTAACCCCCTGATATATGCTATCTTAGATGATATTATAATGCTAGAAAAAATGAGGCTGGCAGACCTTTCTGCACTTGACGGCGCTATATCTAATATCAGACTTTGGACTCTCGGAAACTTAGATCATAAAATTCTTCCAAACAAGGCTGCTATTAATAAACTTAGAGATATACTTGCTAGTAATGTAGGTGGCGGTACAATGGAACTGGTTTGGGGGCCAGAGCTTTCCTATACCGAGTCCAATAGCCAAGTTTATAAATTCTTAGGTTCTGAAAAATATAGCTCTGTCTTGAATAGTATTTATGCTGGACTTGGCGTTCCTCCAACGCTAACGGGTATAGCTGGAAATGGAGGTGGTTTCACCAACAATTTTATATCATTAAAAACATTGGTAGAAAGACTACAATATGGCAGAGATCAACTAACTAAATTTTGGGAACAAGAATGTGAGATAGTTAGAAAAGCTATGGGCTTCAGAAAATCTCCACACATTGTATATGACCAGATGAGTCTTTCTGATGAGTCAGCAGAGAAAAATCTTCTTATACAACTTGCAGACAGGGATATCATATCTCACGAGACTATTCTTGAGAGATTTAAAGAAGTTCCGTCTGTAGAAAAGATGAGATTAAAGAGAGAAGACAAGGATCGTCAAAGAGACAACATACCAGAAAAAGCCAGCCCTTTTCATAACCCTAATCATCAAAAGGATCTTGAAAAGATTGAAAAACAAGGAAAGGTAACGGAAAGAATACAAAAACAAAAAGAGTCTCAAAAACCTGTCAATCCAAACGGAAGACCTCAAAATAAAATCGACGAAGGGCCGAGAAAGAAAAGAACAGAAACTCCCAAATCAACACCCGGCGTTGCAGAAGTTATTGTATGGGCCAATGATAAGTATGAAGTGATATCTTCTCTGATAAATAAAGCATATCTATCATCCAATAATAAAAAGAACATGAGACAGTTAACCAGATCGGAAGTAAAAGATATAGAGTCTATCAAATTAGATGTTCTTTCAAACATTGAATTTATGGGAACCTGCTCAGAAGAAGAAATTATATCTTGCTTGAATTCTAAAAAAAGATTGCCAATCAAAATTAAAAATTCTCTAAAAAATCAAAACATAAATCCAGAATCCATGAATCTAGAAGATTACAAAAGACGCGCTATTTCTGCATTTATTGAGTATTCTTTGGATAGTTGATTTACAGTTTTAATAAAAAAAATAAATTTTTGTGTATATTATCTGTAGAGGTGAAATATGACAATAAAAGTATATCAACAAGAAATAAATGACGGCATTGGCGAACTCGTAAAGAGTACCGCCAGTGTTGCGTATTGCTCTGAGGCATCAGTAAGAACAAACGTAACTGAAGCCGATGTTGTACACGCCGCTGAGAAAATTGTTGCAGAAAACAAAGATCAAGTAGACCTATACTATTTAGAGTCTGTACTGGTCTCTTGTGGCTGGAATAAGAATGACGATGTGTTCATGCCAGAGGCAACTTGGGCAGCTAGAAACACACCTGAAGATAAACAGTTTAATTTTATGCACGATGAAAATGACATCATCGGACATATTACTGGTAGCTACGTCCTAACAAAAGACGGAAAGGCTGTTGGAAATGATGATGAAATGCCTGAAGATTTTGACATCATTACTCAAGCTGTTCTTTATAATAGCTGGACTGGCGAAGAGAATAGAGAAAGGATGGAGAAAATAATCTCCGAAATTCAAGAGGGAAAATGGTATGTCTCAATGGAATGTTTATTTGCTGGTTTTGACTACGCTCTAACTAGCCAAGACGGATCTAAGAAAGTTTTGGCTAGAGATGAAGAGTCAGCTTTCCTAACAAAACATTTAAGAGCATACGGAGGATCAGGTGAATATGAAGGTTATAAATTAGGGCGCGCTCTAAAAAATATTGCTTTTTCTGGCAAAGGATTGGTTTCTAAGCCAGCCAACCCCAGAAGCGTTATATTAAAAAGTGTAGCGTTTAACGTAGATGACAATCCCGTTTTCGACATAGGAGAATTTAATATGTCTGATAATTTGCTAGAAAAGCAGTTGGAAGAGGTTCGCGCTGAACTCGCTACTGCTAAAGCTGAAAACGAGGCTATTAAAGCTCAAATCGAAGAAGCAAAAGATAAAGAGTTTGCTTCCAAGGTTCAGGCTTTTGAAGCTGACATTGAAGCTAAAGACAGCAGCATTGCTGAACTAGAAGAGAGCATCAAGAGTACTCAAGCTCGTGTTGCAGAACTGGAAGATGCTCTAGCTAAATCTCAAGAAGATCTAGCATCTGCTAAAGAGCATATGGAAGAAATGAAAAAGAAAGAAAAGATGGAAAAGCGTAAAGCTGCTCTTGTAGAAGCAGGTTTTGAAGCAGAAGACGTAGAAGATGCACTAGCTGCATTTGACGGACTTGCTGACGAAGCGTTTGATTCCGTTGTTGCTATGTATGGCAAGAAAGAGAAAGCCAAAAAAGACAAAGAAGCAGAAGCCGGTATGCCTCCTGAAGTGAAGGAAGCTATCGAAAAGAAGAAAAAAGAAAAAGAAGCCAAAGCCGATGAAGAAGAAGCCGAGGCAGAAGTAACTCCAGAACTTCTTGCGGATGTAGAGACATCTGAAGCAACTTTGATTGAAGCTGCACCTGAAGTCGATGAAGTAGAATCAACAAGAGCTAGTATCTCTAACTGGCTTGAATCAAATGTTCTCAACAAAAATAAGTAATTTTCATAGGAGATTAAACTATGGCTCTTAAAGCAGATAGATACGAAGAATCAACTGACATCAGTTTCTTTTACAATGAAGGTGTCGCAACTCGCGGTGGCGCTGTCGTTCTTGATGCAGCTGTTGCTTCTGGCGCAGCAATGGATCAAGGCGGAAATAAAGTTAAATATGGAACCGCTGGCGTACCAGTAGGCATCCTCCTTAATGACGTTGTAAATAAAGACCTCACTAGAACTCACCTTAATCAATACAAAGATGAAGTACAAAAAGGCGGTAAAGTTACTGTCTTGACTCGTGGTTGGGTTGTTACAAACATGATCGAAGCCGGTTTGACCCCAGATGTTAAAGCTGGCGACATCGCTTATGTTTCAGCTTCTGAGGCTGGCGATTTAACCAACGTTGCTCCGGGTGGTTCTGGAAGTTTGGCTGTTGGCCGCTTTATGTCCCAAAAAGACGCAGACGGTTATGCTAAAGTTTACATCAATCTTCCCGGTATCGTAGCCTAATTAACATATAAAAGGAGATAAATACAATGTCATATAAAGAAAGACCTAGCGAAGAATTTCTTAATGTTCTTCGCAAATCCGGCGACGGAAACCTTGAGACCGCAATGGCGGCTCAGAGAGAATTTGCTGTTGCCCTAGAAACCCCTTTGCGTAAAGGCGTTCTTGTTGGTAATATTCTTGGTAATATTTTTGAGAAGATTAGCGTAGAGCCGGGTGGAAGCACCGAGTATCCATTGGATCTTATCAGCCCCGGACTTGAAGGTGAGCATGTTGCTTACACCAATCCCGGTCACGGTCGTATCCCTGAGCGTGCGGTCGAGAGCGATTACGTCATGATTCCAACTTATAGCATTACTAGTAGCATTGACTTCTTGCTTCGCTACGCTCGTGAAGCTCGTTGGGATATTGTCGGTCGCGCCATGCAAGTCATGGAAGCAGGTTTCACCAAGAAAATGAATGACGACGGATGGCACACCATTTTGGCTGCTGGTGTTGATCGTAATATCTTGGTTTATGATGGAGACGCAACGGCAGGTATGTTCTCCAAAAGGCTCGTCAGCTTGATGCAAACCGTTATGCGTCGTAATGCTGGTGGAAACACAGGTTCGGCTAATCGTGGTCGATTGACCGATCTTTACGTTTCTCCAGAAGCTCTAGAAGACGTTCGTAACTGGGGATTTGATCAAGTTTCCGACGTTGTTAGAACTCAAATCTACAACGCCGGTGGCGATGGCGCTCCTATCACCAACATCTTTGGTGTAAGCCTTCACGATCTAGATGAACTCGGAGAAGGTCAAGAATATCAAGAGTTCTTTACCAATGGTCTTGGTGGCTCTGTTCAGGGTAGCGATCTTGAACTAGTTGTTGGTCTTGATCAAAGCGCGAACGATAGTTTCGTCATGCCAGTTAAACAAGAGATCTCGGTTCATGAAGATCCAACCATGCATCGTCAGCAGCGAGCTGGCTGGTATGGTTTTGCTGAACTAGGATTCGGCGTTCTTGATAACCGTAGAATTATCCTCGGCAGCTTCTAATATATTTATATAGTATATTATCTTAGAAAGGTGGTTCATCTGAGCCACCTTTCTTTTTATATACCCTCTACCCTATAAAATGTGTATAATAATACATACATGTATCTCATAGGATTTATTTCAAGGAGTCTACGATGGCAAATATGTCAGATTATCTAGAATCTGGATTATTACACCATGTCTTTAGGGGGCATAGCTTACCAAAACCTCAAGGCATGGCTTTAGCTCTCACAAGCGGAGTACCAGTAGAATCTGGAACAGCTAAAAATTTAATTACAGGCGGGTTTCTTCAGGAATTACCTAGCGGAGACCCCTCTTTAGGCGACACTGGATACCGCAGAGTTGATCTTGGTCAACCATCCGTGGCTGGTGATGCATCTTGGGATTTTTCAACAGACGAAGAATTTGCAGTTGGTAGCGGATTTATTAAAAATTGTAATACGCTATATTTTGGAACAGCCTTGACTGAATGGGGTTGGATTTCCGGTATAGCACTCTGTGACGATAGCGATTGGGGTCAAGGTAATCTAATTATGCAGTCACAGCTCGACAACCCAAGATATGTCTTCAAAGGAGACTCTCTAAAGTTTGATATTGGTCAACTAAGAATTCAATTTAAATAGGGCGTGATAAATGGCGGCATTAACAAGGGTAGAATTTAATTCTTTTATAGAATCAACTTTACCAGATAATTCAAACAGAGAGATATCTGCTTTTGATTTAAGGAATAGCTTTTTTACTTTAGCGGATTCTATTGATACATTTAACCAGTTGTCAATAACCAACACTGTTAATGTATCAGATTTTGACCGTCAGTCTACAAAACTTGGTTTAAGTTCTATTGCTAGAGTTGGTGTTCGTGGTTTTTCTTCAGTCGCCAATACCGCAGTTGGATATGGATCATTAGAATTAGCATATACCACAGCTCGCAATACAGCGGTTGGTAATTACGCCGCTTCTTGTAATACGCTTGGTTCTGACAATTTGGCTCTGGGTGTCCATTCTTTAGGTAGCATAACTACAGGTAGTGGTAATATAGGCGTGGGAAACTACTCCTTGATGGAAAATAAGCATGGAAACTTCAACATTGCTATCGGTCATGGCGCCGGATACATATCTCCCACTACAGAGAGCTTTAAATTTTACCTTGGGTCTTACCCAGAAGCTAGTGGTGACTGCGATTCTTACGTAGCTGGACTTGATAAACCCCCATTACTTTATGGCGATCTTCAAACACTACAGCTAGCCATAGGAGCATCTGGTTTTAGAGGCGCTGAAAAACTAGCTGTCTCAGGTCATGTTATACCTTATGAATCTGGAGGTATTTTCAGCTTGGGGTCTGGCGTCTACAGATGGGATGCGCATCTTCAAAATCTATTCGTTTCTGGTAATATAGAAACTGCAAATCCTATATTTACCTTCAGGATCTCAGACGGCGTGAACCCTTCAGATCCGATACAAGATAATGAAATAATATACACCACGGGTATTAGCGGTATTGATACAGTCTATGACTCGTCTTCCAACACAATGAGGATATCTGCACAGCCGATTAGTGGATATCTTTCAAATGAAATGAATTTAACTTCTGGCCTCTCTCCCGCTTTCGGTGGTCCTAGCGGTTTAATCTGGAATGTTAGTGGTTGGGCTGGTGCGTATGCAGATGCAGTTGCTGCGATAGCCGGATTATACACTCACTGGAGAATTGAAGACCAATCCTCTATCGGTGAAAATATTACAGACCCTTCAACGACTGAAAACACATTAACAATAGCTGGTGTCAGCGGTGCAGTTACTAACTATAGACTTGATACAAATACGCTAGAAATATCTACACAGCCGCTTTCTGGAATACTACATGGCATAATAGGCGCAAGTGGAGATAAAACTAGACAGCTTTACTTACAGGCAGATATTGACCGCCATATTCTTTCTTCCGCTAGAGATTCAGCCATAAGTGGAACCTTCATGTCTCTGTCTGGTATTGAGCCAGCGTTTGGCGGCCCAAGCGGTCTAATTTGGAATGTTAGCGGTTGGGCGGACGCTAATATAGATTACAATGACCTAAGATCTAGCGGTTTAATAGACCATATTAGCGGGGTATTATTTAGAATAGTCAACGCCAGTGGAAACTATAACAAAGATTATACAGATCAAGCTATACTTAATGCAAATGCATTTACGCATTGGACTTTATCTGATCAAACACAAAGCACTCAGATTGACTCAACCAATACACTAAATATTGACGCTGTTAGTGGTATCTTAGCAGAAGTTATAGACATAGAAGCAGCTCCAGTATTGAGATTTTCAGCAAAGCCAATAAGCGGTGTACTGCAACCTCAAATAATTACAAATGATCAAAGAGCTAGCGGTTTAATAGACCATGTTAGCGGGGTCTTAAATAGACATATTCTATCAACTAGCGGATCTTTAGACGGCTACGTATTTGACACGAGTGGTATATTTAGAACCGAGATAGCAAATATTATAGAGCCTGAAAATGGAACGATAGATTCTAGAATAACAACCTATGACGTAAATACTGCTAAACCTTATGTTGATGGTTTAATAGATCCAATTTACACGCCAGCTGGACTGAGCGGAACTTTACAATATGATATAGATACCTCAGATGCAAATGCAAGCGGTTTAATAAGTTTTACAAGCGGTGTTTTAGATCGTTTTGTAGACGATGCAAGCGGCGTTTTTAATTATGATTTTTATGACCCACAAGGAAGATTAGCTCTGGTTAGTGGTTATAATTCAAGATATACAGAGATAGTTGTTGGAAAATTATCTAAAGAGATACTTGAGGGTTATAAAGGAGCGTGGAAGGCCGGAGACCAAACTGGCACAAACGTCGCTAGGATTAATTTTGAAGACATACTAGACTTTCAGGGTTTAGACGGCATAACCACAACAATTGAAACAACGAACAATGGTGACGACTTTTCTACTGTGAGTCACAGAATGTTCATTAATGCTACACCGATATCTGGATATCTTGAGGGTATCGCTAGCATGATATCGGGATCGGAAGGTCTTATCGAATTAAAAATAAATTCTGTCAGCGGTTTAATAGACATAAATGACTCACGAGCCAGTGGTCTAATTGCATTTACCAGCGGTGTTGCTAGAGAGGCTGTTGGAGCTAGCGGCGCTCTAATTAGTGGTTGGGCGCATGATTCATTCTTGAACTACGATGATAGGGCTAGCGGGTTACTGGATCATCTTAGTGGTATACTTAGAGTTGGAATTTCTGATAGCGGTTACTATTTTGACAACAGAGCCAGTGGGGTCATATCACATACTAGCGGTGTGTTAGATGCTTATATTGATACTGTTAGCGGTTGGGTACTTGAACATGTAGAAGATGAAATTATTGCTCTAGATCTTTTAAATGACAATTATTCTTATTGGCAAATTAGTGACGGTACAACTTCCAGACGTATAGGATCACTAAGAGAAACTCAATTCTTGGGTATTAGCGGTATAGAAACTTCAGTGAAAACAACCGGTGCTAGTGGGCTGTTTATTTCTGCTAGACCTCTAGAAGAACGCGCGAGCGGACTGATTGAAACTAATAACGTAAGAACCAGCGGGTTAATAGAACATGCAAGTGGAATTCTACACAGAATAGTTGACGCTAGCGGTAATAAAATAGTCACAGAACTAAACACCTACCTAAAAACCGCCTACTACGCAGAGTATGTTCAAGAATACGCAAACATTCGGGACACAGTTTACGATACAAATGCAAGCGGTCTAATTGATTTTGTTAGTGGTGTTCTCGATAGATATGTAGATGTCACTAGCGGTGTTTTAAGATACGGGATTGATGCTAGCGGCGCAACAATTAGTGGTTGGGCGCACGACTCATTCATTTCTTACGATCAAAGAGCTAGCGGCTTGATAGACCACGTAAGCGGTATACTTCAAATTACCCCCGGAAGTGGGTTAACTAGGGTTGAACACAACGGAATAAATTATATCCATACTGATGGAAGTGGTAATTTTGAGAAGATAATACTAAGAAAAACGGGCGCTAGCTTATTAGATCCTGTTGGTCAACTAGTTTCTACCACTGAAGACGGAAGAAACAATGTTATTAACGCTAGCGGATACTTACAAATTCCCGCCGTTCAAGAGCATTATGATCTTCCAGATCCTCACACCGTTGGTGATAGTGGTGTTTATTTTGCAGATAGTCATATTTATCAGTCAAACGGATCGTCTTGGTCTAAACCTACTATAATAGAAGGCTTTATGTCTGAAGACTTAGATCCACCTACAGATTACCTCAGTGAAACTAGTGGAAAAATTGTAACTAGGGTGTCCAATAATGGTATATTCCAGACCGGCCCTGAAGAGTATATCATTAATAGAGATCACACCTTCGCTGCTAGTGGCGGCTATTATCTAATGGCGATGAGAGTAAATAATGAATACAGACCAGTCTGGAGTACTTGCTCCGGCTGCCCTTCGTGTGAATAGGAGTTTAAAATGGGAAGATCAGGCGGATGTTGTAACTTACAACACTCAGCAAATTGCACAGCTCCTCCTTGTCCGAGTGGTAGCTGTTGCTGGTTTGATAAAGACGATCAAGTAGATATTTTTAATATAGATACTGCGACTATAGAAAATCATACGAATCATTATAGATGTGAAGATGATTTAACAGAGAATTGTTGTATGACTAAACCGTTGTCACTTTTTAACCAAGATGTAAAATGTGGAGATACTAGAGTTTGTGAATTCCAATCGACTATTGCTATACCATCTGTTTATAATACAGACACTGCATTTACTCTTCTAAGACACGACGGTACAGTTCTTTCGTGGGGCGACGAAAATGCTGGTGGGATTTCTCCAGAAGGTCTCTCTAACGTTGTAGATATATTCTCAAACCCCGTAGCTTTTGTCGCTTTAAAAAAAGACGGAACCGCAGTGCCTTGGGGAGATCCTTCTAAGGGTGGTTCTTTTCTTCCAACCTCCATTCCCGGAGAAGACCCGGACACATTAGATAACATAAAATCTGTAATAGGTTCGGATGGGGCTTTCGCCGCAATAAAAACAGACGGAACGGTTATCGCTTGGGGAGATGCTACTTACGGAGGCGCAATACCGTCTGATATAAAACATCTACTTGTTGACATAGTTGAAATAGTTTCTACGGAGAGATATTTTGCCGCTAGAAATAAAAGCGGGCAAATATTTATATGGGGAAATGGCGAAAAGTCTTGGGATAAAAGAGATGTTAACAAAAGTGGCTCAATAACAGCGTTAGATTCTCTAAACATAATCAATTTTATCAACAGGTTCAGTAGCTCCACATCTTCGTTTAGCACACAAGAAGAATTCAAACAATGGGCAGAAGAAAACCCTGAATCTTCTACATTAATCTATGACTCAGCTATGGATGTCAATAGAAGCGGCAAAGTTACCGCACTCGACGCTCTCCTTGTTATTAATGGAATATCAATTATTGATTTCAATGGTTCTCTTCCTTATGATTCCGGGTTTACAAATATAAAAAAAATATACTCAAATAAACATGCATTTGCTTTTTTACGAAACGATGGAAAAGTTTTTGCTTGGGGTGATAGCGCAAAGGGTGGGAATACTGGAAATAATCAAGCTTTTCTAGAAAACGTAAAAGAAATATATAATACTGATCAGGCTTTTTTAGCGCACAGAGAAGACAATAAAATAGTAGTCTGGGGTGATATAGATACCGCCACCAACCCCTATTCCGATTTTTATGACGAAGTATTAGATGTATTTCCACTTAAATATGCCTTTGGTATTTCTTATTTTAAAACAGAGTCTGAAAACAGCAATGTTAAACTAACACATTATTACGATTTAATTGGATTTGCTGTACCCAATAAGCAAAATTATACTGAAAGGTGGACGACGCAAGGATACCGCGCCCAAGTCAATGAAGTTCTTCCCTTTACGAATAATATAATAAAATCTTATACCCTAGCTTCTTATGCCCCT